GGGCTGCCTCACAACTATGGCGGTTGTGAGGGTATTTCAAACAAGTACCCGAAATCCAAGCCCACCCGAAGGATTTTATGGATTCCAAGCGTAGAGGAGAGGGGAGAGGAGATATTACAAGGGAGGAAAGAAGCAATCAACATAATGTACACTATTTTGGGAGTCCGATCGTTTGTGGAAACCGAGTAGTGGTGTACTTAGACGGAGCACACTACCCAGGGGACGGCTGGCTAGACCGACGTTTCCACTGCCCCTAACAGCACGGAGGCCCATACAATACACACCTAGTTCCTACAGGCCCACCAAGTGAGTGTGCCTGTGGCCGCCAATATTGCTATCGTACCACCTGATTCAGTAGCGAGTAGTTCCATTATCGTTGTTTCTCCTTTGTCGTCGGTTGAACTCTTCTGCTTCACCTCCATCCCAGCGATGGTGGAGGTTGCATCAACGGTTGAGTTGAAGAAGAACAAGAAGCGACCAGTCCCGTTGCAGGTAAACACATGTGTGTCATCTCTAAGTTGGACCCGGAAGAGGGAGGGGCCAACCGATGAGATGCCTACCCCGGACTGTGTAGGTGTCGCCATACCTTGGGGGATTTTGAGGGTGATGGAGTATTGCAGGAACAGCTCTCCAATCACATCCACATCCCCTTCAGATTGGCCATAATTGGCAACAACCACCTTACCAAAGTCAACAAGCTTAGGGTCGGAACTACTGGAATCATTAATAAACCTATCCACATTATCGCAAGGTATTTGCAGCATGGCACTATCCCAGGGCGAGACTCCAACTGCTCCATCATGGTTATACATGTCGCTCTTGGAGGTAGGGGAAGCATCTGCAGCATCTTTATCAAATGCCAAGATGACCTTGCCCTCCGTTGTTGTGGCGCAAGTTGGAGAATATCGAAGAGATAGTGATGACACGCGGTACTTCTCATATCCGGCAGCAAGTACAGAAAGCCAGGGGAAGCTGAGTACGTTGCTGGGGTTGATTGTCCTCTCGACCACCAGTAGCCCACTACCAGTCTGCCGGGCGATATTGCCCACAAACTCGCAATGGACGACAGTGACCGATTTTCCAGCCGTCCTAATGTTTGCTCCAGGGTTTCGAGTCCGCATCGAGGCGGCCACCGGAGCTGTAACCTTAAGTGTTGACAGCTTAATTTGAGAAGTAACAGGACGGGTTCCACCCGCGTATCTATTGGCTGCTCTCTTTTGACCCTTAGAAAGAGCAGCCCACCCATCGTTCTTAAGTTTGATTGCCCAAGGTAAATGGGCATTAAACGCACGTTGAACGGCTGGGTCATTCTTCTGCAGCATTGTGGTTGGTTACTTTCCAGTGTTAACTACTATATTTTGTGTCTTACTACTGTCGTGTGTGTGGAAGTGAAAGTGTTCTGATTCAGCCTTAATCAGGACAGTGATAAAGAACCCAAACAAGCTAAGCGTGGTTATGATAAAGCAATTTTCCCGGAGGGTTCTCAAGTCCACGTCAAAAGTTAATGTTAATGGTAACCTCAACTTTATCAGCAACAAAAACGAAAGAACCCCCAGAAACAGCTTCATCGTGCTTATTAGCTTTGTGCACTGCTTGAAGTGCAACTTCTTTCTTTGCCTGTCTGTTCCCTTTACCTGCGCCCTTACTATCACCAGTATTGTGAGGATTAAGTTCTATGAAGCTATCATTCGATTGCGGAGAAGCCATAAGAGAGAGATATCATCAAGTTTTCCCTCCGGGGCAAACTCAAGCTCAATGTCCATGGAGTCATAAAACTCCTCAATGGCCATTTGAGCCATAGGGTCCACCCCAAAGGCTTTGAAGAAACTCACCCTGGCTTCTTCTGTTGGTTCATGAAAGCTTCTAGAACATCGTTGGGAGAGCCGGTACATACCGGAATCGAACGCAAGGCTCTCCTTCACCCTACCTGGTGCTTTGTACGCTCTTTTGAACACCTTGTAATATGCATTCAGCACTGGGATGCCCCCGGTGAGTGCCTCACCGCATTCCCCAATAGCCCGTATCCACCTACCAGCGTCACACTCATTATTCCAAGGGTTGATAGAGTAGGTATCCTTCGCTACCGACACGTGAACATTACGCACACACACCCACTCTTCACCATCAAACACGGGCTTCATTTGGCAAAACTCAACTTCTTCCAGTTCATAGACTGGTTCCTCGACAACACACTGGAACCCAAAATCAAGCCAGTGAGCCAACCTTTCAGTGACCGCAGCTAGATCAGGAGTGTTGAAGAAGAGGACACAGTCGTCTCCATTGTTGATGAGTCTACATCTGATGCCTTTTAATAAGTGTTTGGTGATGAGACAAGCGAGTAGACAGTTACCCATAGCAGTGTTCACGTCCCCACTCATCCTACATCCATCAACCTTGTACCTAATGTACCCGTCATTGGCGTGTCCAACCCCGGAATTGAGGAGTTGCCACTCGAGCAATCTGTCAAGCTCCTTAGAGCAAAAACTCCTTCCATACACAGAATGCTCGAATCGCAACGCATCCACAGAAACGTGCTGATCAAATCGTTTCATGTCAAAACCCACAGCACATGGTTTCTGGAATTGTGACCAATGCGAGTGCATAATACTTCCAATCTCGCTGACAGTATATCCCTTAAGCACGGTAGGCCCTTTCCAAACAACATCTAGAGCTCTATATAGATGGTGTTCGTAGGGCTTAAGATATCTACCTACCTCTACATTATATCTCGGATCCCTAGGCTGGATAACTCTAGGAGCCGGGTCTGGTTTCGCTGAAAAGTTAATCTTCTCAGCTTTCACGAAAGTCTTCAGAAAGGAATCTCTCCGGTGAACCGGATTAGATGCCAAACTGTTGACCGCATCGGCGTAAATTTGGTACCTCCTGCCCTTATACAACCCAGGGTAGTGTTCCCTGGGGATAGGGGTATGATGACCAGCAATGCGCGCGACACGTCGAGCCAGATACTTCAGCTCCTGGAACTTCCCAGGTAGGGGCTGAGGGGTCGGGACTAAATTTTTGCAGGCATCTTCCACGTAGAACACTCTCTCAACAAGACCTCTCCTTAAATTAGTTAAGGAATTGTTGTGAACTCCGAAAGTGGTCCCATTACCCATTCCACAGACTTGGAAGATGCGCCGGGGTTTGGAGATTCCTTCCCTAGGGAATACGGCCATAGACTGGTGCTCTCCACGGACAATTTTGGTGTCCACACCAGCTATTTCCCTAAGGCACCCCTATTTCACGGGCGAGTACCCCTGAAAATCAGGGAGACCCACCACTTTCCGCCAGGCTCTGAGCCAAGTCCTCGGCCGATGAGGCTCAAATACCATTTGGTATGTGAGACTAGTCGGTTTAGAGGCCTCAGCGAGAGCCGCCCTCCGCATACCGAAAACAGCGCTATTGAGGATCGCTCGCTCAGTGATTTCAGCGGCCCCTGGCGTAAGTACCAGAGGAGTGGCCAGAGCGATCGCTTGTATAGCGTGTGTATCAACCAACCTCCTTTCCTTGCAATAACTTGCAAGCCACCGCCGCACAGCAAGCTCATTCGAGCGCGTTGGGGTTGGAGTGCCCCCAAAATGTAGCTTTGCTGCGATTGCCGCATGGAGAGCAAACTTACCCCTGTGTCGCCTTTTGATTTTAGACACTTTCTTATCGCTTGAAGTACCGGAAATATTTTCCAGACAAGCTTCAGGTTCCTCATCAGTGGGATCAGCAACCTCAAGCTCATCGCGCATACAGAGCTCTTCAGCGATGCAAGGATCTCGTGGAGCGATACGGGGGTGCGTGATAATTTCAACAGCTGCGGCGAAAGGTGCGACACATAGTGCCGCACCGAGAGAAGCAGTTTCGAAAGCAATTGAGAAAGCATGTGAGAGCATAGAGAATTCGGAAACTTGCCACGGTTTCCC